ATGTGGCCATTCACGACGACCCCGAAGACAGACGCGCGAGCCGTGCAATCAATTGCACAGACCGATGAGGTTCGTTCGCTTGCGATCCCCGAGCCGTGGCTGGTCGAACTCTTTGGGGCCACGCCTGTCGCATCGGGCGTCACCGTGTCGCCCCGCAACGCTCTGTCCGTGCCCGCCGTACGCGCCGCTGTTGAACTGATCGCCGGGACGTGCGGCACGCTCCCGGTCAAGGTGTTCCAGCACGCCGACAACGGCGGCAAGGAAGTCGCCCGCGATCATCCCGCCCATGCCATCGCACACGATGCCGCCAACCCGTGGACCAGCGCCGGAGCGCTTCGATCCCAGATCACGGCCGACGCCATGCTGAACGGTGGCGGATACGCATACGCCAACCGCGCCTCCGATGGTCACGTTGTCGAACTGATCCGCCTCAAACCCGACGCCATGTCCGTAGAACTCGACACGGTGACCGGCGAACCCCGCTACAAGCTGAATGAAGGTCAGGGGCGACGGTTCTTCGATTTCCGCGACATCATCCATGTCGCCCCGCTGACTAGTCTCGACGGCGTGAATGGTGAAGCACCCATCCGCACCGCCCGCGAAGCCATCGGCCTCGCCATCGTCCTCGAAGCGCATGCGGCAAAGCTCTTCGCCAACGGTGGCCGACCCAGCGGCGTCCTGTCCTTCGCCAGAGCTTTGACCGCCGAGGCGAACGCAAAGGCCAAAGCCGCATGGCAGGCAATGACGCGCAGCGGTGGAACAGCGGTCCTAGACGGCGAAGCGAAATTCACGCCTTTGACCCTGACATCGGTCGATGCGCAGTTTGCCGAGATGCGTGCGTTTCAGATCGTGGAGATTGCCCGCGCGTTCAACGTCCCACCCACCTTCCTCGCTGATTTCTCCAGAGCAACGTGGTCGAACATCACAGAGGCCAACCGGCAGCTTGTGACGTTCTCGCTGATGCCATGGTTCCGGGCGTGGGAAGCCGCTTACCGTCGCGTCCTGCTCACCGACGAAGATCGCCAGTCGGGCGTCAGCATCGAATTTGTCGTGGACGGTCTGCTTCAGGGCAGTGCGTCCGAGCGCGCCGAAGCCGTCGCCAAGTGGCGAGCCGCAGGCGTCATGACCGCGAACGAAGCGCGCCGCCTCGAAAACCTCCCGGCCCAGCCGGACGGGGACAAGCTCGAAAACCCCTACACGTCGACGGGAGGTGGCACCAATGCCTGACACCCCGTCGCACGTCGCGTTCTTCGGTGATGCCGAGAAGACCTTCGCACTCCCTCCCGCGATGATCCTCGAACTCGAACGGGTCACGAATGCGGGCATCGGCGGATTGTCCCGTCGATTTTTCGCAGGCGAGTTCCGCCACCGTGAGCTTCTGGAAACCGTCCGGCTTGGTTTGATTGGTGGGGGCGAGAACCCGGAAGAAGCAGCCGCGCTGGTCGCCACCTACGCCGCGACGATGCCAGTCATGCAGCTTTACGCGCTGGCGCTGCCGATCATCGAAACAGCCATGTTCGGCGCAAACCCGACCAAGAAGAGGGGCAAGCGATGAAGACGCCCGACCTCGTGCAATCAATTGCACTGACCCCGTGCAATCAATTGCACGAAACCCGCGAAGCCATCCGCAGCGACACGCTTGATATGGTCGAGGTTCGTTTCTCGACCCCGGATGAAGACGGCACGATCGAGGGCTACGCGGTTCGGTTCAACACCGTCGACAGCTACCGCACGAGCTTTGATCGTAGCGCCTTCGCGTGGGAGGGCCGAAGCCTCCCGCTCTTGTGGTCGCACAATCCCGGCGATGTCGTCGGGTCCGTCCGCTCCATCGTCGTGGAAGACGCCGGCCTCAAAATCAGGGGCCGTCTCAACCTCGACGTACAGCGCGCCCGCGAAGTCCGTTCGATGCTTCAGGCGGGTGATATCGCAGGATTGTCGATCGGCTTCCGTCGTCTGAAGGACGAAGCCAGATCGGGGGGCGTCCGTCACATCACCAAGGCTGAACTCCGCGAAGTCTCATTCGTCGCCATGCCATCTGTCCCCGGCAGCGCCGTTACCTCCATCCGCACATCCGAAACAGGCCGCGTCACGAGCGCAGCGGCTTTCGTCAACGCATGCCGTACCGCCGCGCTCGCCTTGAAAGGAAAGAACTGACCATGACCCACCACCAGAAAATCGAAACCCGTTCGGCTCAGCCGATCGAAACCCGTTCCGAGGAGAACGACCCGCTCGCCGCCGCCACGCAGGCGGTGGAAGAGCTTCGTTCCGCTGCCGAACAGCATCGTGCCGACTTCGACACGCGCATGTCGACCGAGCTTCGCACCCGCGACGAACGCATTGCCGCGCTGGAAACTCGCCTCAATCGTCCTGGCACTCAGGAACAGCGCACGACCAACGAACCGGCACCTGAGACGCGGGCTTTCGGCGTCTACCTTCGCCGGGGTGCGGCGGCGCTGAATGGCGATGAACAGCGCGCCCTCACCGTCGCGAACGACACGAGCGCCGGCTATCTCGCTCCCGAGACCTACGGCAACGAAATCCTGAAGGCCGTCGCCGAGTATTCGCCGATCCGTCAGTTCGCCAAGGTCATCCAGATCGCCGGCCCGGAGATCAAATATCCGAAGCGCCTCACCGGCACCAATGCGCAGTGGGTCAGCGAGATCGAGGACCGGCCTGAGAGCACCCCGACATATGGTCAGTTGACCCTCGCACCGCACGAACTGGCCACGTTCGTGGAGGCCAGCAAGCAGTTGGTCGAGGATGCGGCCTATGACCTCGAAGCCAAACTTCGCGATGCCTTCGCTGAGGACTTCGGCGCGAAGGAAGGGGCCGCGTTCGTCAATGGCGACGGTAACGGCAAGCCGCGCGGCATCCTGACCGCCACCGGCATCCAGACCATCGTCACCGGCCACGCCTCCACGCTCGGCTCCGCTCCGGCTGACATGCTGATCGATGCGATGGCGAAGCTGCCGGCCATCCATGCGCAGAACGGTGCATGGCTCATGAACCGCACTGTGCTGGCAGGCGTCCGCAAGCTGAAGGACGCACAGGGCGCATATCTCTGGCAACCGTCCATTCAGCAGGGCCAGCCCTCGACCCTCTTGGGGCGTCCGGTCATCGAAGCCGTCGACATGCCGGGGGTTGCGGCGAACGCCTATCCGATCGTGTTCGGCGACTTCTCCGGCTACCGCATCGTAGACCGCGTCGGCCTGTCCGTGCTGGTCGACCCGTTCACCCGCGCGAAGAACGGCATCAACGTCTACCACGCCCGCAAGCGCGTCGGCGGCGATGTCACCCATCCCGACCGTTTCGTGAAGGTCCGCGTGGCGGCTTCCTGATCCTGACAACAGCGCGGCGGGTCAATCCCCGCCGCATCTCCCTCCATTCAGAAGGACCACCACCATGGGAATTACCGCAACCGCCAAGACCAAGGTCGGGATCGGCACCACGACGCCCTTCGCGACCGCCACCGAGTATGCAGGCGACACCTATGTGAGCATCGGCAACATTACCGATGTCGGCGAAGCCGGCTCGGAAGCCGAAGTCCTCGTCCGCAAGTACGTCGACCGCGATTTCACTCACAAGCTGAAAGGCTCCCGCGACAACGGCACCATGTCCCTCGTGGTTGACCGTGACAGCGGCGATGCCGGCTACATGGCACTGATCGCTGCCGAGAAGACGCCGCACGCCTATAACTTCTGTGTCGAACTCAACGACAAGCCGGCGACCGGCGCGTCCCCGCAGAACTCGAAGTTCTACTTCTCGGCAATCGTCGCCAGCGCCCAGAACGCTTTCGGTGGCGCGGATGATGTCGTGGCGACCACGTTCGCGCTCGCCATCTCTGGTCCGATCATTGAAGTCGCAGCTTCCGCGACTGCACCCTGATCGGATGATCCATGAAACTGGCGGATGACATCACGATCACCTTGGCCGGGGAGGAAATCATCCTCCACCCCGCTTTGCGTCATGCCATCCGCCTCGAACGTCGTCCCGGCTCATTCGCCAAGCTCATGGCAGAGATCGAGGATGACACCTTCGCCACGGCGCGGGAACTGATCGCCGATCACCACGACCATCCCGCTCTCGACTTTCAGGTGCTTGATGCGCTCCCCACGCTGAAAGAGCCGTTGCTGAGATACGTCGTCGCACTGACTGGCATCGATCCCGACGCGGGACCATCCGAGGGCAAGGCCAAGGCGAAGGCCGTCCCGTTCGCGGAACACCTCACGCAACTCTATCGGATTGGCACGGGTTGGCTTGGCTGGACCCCGGTCGACACGTTGGATGCGGCCCCTGCCGAGACCATCGAAGCGCATAAAGGCCGTGTCGAACTCCTGCGCATGATCTTCGGATCGGGAGAGAAGACCGGCCCCACAACCGACGATCGTCCCCTCAACGAGAAATTCCGCTCGATCTTCGCCTCACATGGCACGACGAAGGAGGCCGCATGACCAGCCCGACACAGTCTTGGCCGCACCTGATCCGAGAATTGATGGCCGCACAGAACATGTCAGAACGTGGTCTATCGGCTCGTGCGGGCGTGAACCGTGCGACCTTACGCCGGTTCCTGAAAGGGAGCGGGCCGCTCAACGTCATCAAACTCGAATGCGTGCTGGACGTCTTCGGGTATGAGTTGCACCTCTTCAAGCGTCCCGACAGCGAGGGCGCGTGACATGCCGATGAGCGCCCCGTCACTCAGGGCATGCGGATGCGTCGTCGCACCCGGCGACCGATGCCAGCATATGGTGCAGCGTGATCGGGAGCGGAAAGCAGCTTTCGATCAGACGCGGCCGACCGCTCGTCAGCGTGGGTATGACAGCAAGTGGGATCGGGAGCGGGTCGCATATCTGAAGGCGACCCCCCGATGCGTCATGTGCGGCGATCCCTCCCGTGTCGTGGATCACGTCCTTCCCCATCGCGGGGATAAGAAACTCTTCTGGTCCCGGTCGAACTGGCAGGCCCTATGCACGCCCTGTCACTCTAGCCGTAAGCAGCGGGAGGAAAGGCGATGAAGCGCAAACAGTACCCGTTCGAAGGCGAACGTCTCACGCTATCAGTCATTGCCAAGCGCACCGGCATGAACGCCGGTACTCTCTATAGCCGCGTGAACTATTACGGGATGTCCGTTCAGGACGCCGTCTCCCGGCCGATCACGCCGCGCCACCTTAGCAACCCCATCGGAAAGCCAGCTAGGCGTCATCTCTTCAAAGGTGAGATGCTGACGGTGGCGGAAGTCGCTGCCCGTGTCGGTGTCAAGGTTCAGACCTTGCGCTATCGCATGGCCCAGCATGGCGTCTCGCTGGATGAGGCAGTGACACAATCCAGCGCGATACATCCGACCCGATGGCTCGCACCTAGCCAGCCTAGCTCATCGCAGATGCTGATCGCCGAACGCCAACAGCGCCTGCGCAATCGTTACCTGATCCGTCGCATGGCGGGTGTCTTCGCCAAGGTGGAGGCGTGATCATGGACCAGCACGAGCGCACCTATCTCCGCTTCCAACTGTCACAACGCACAGGACGTAGACACCTGTTTCGCGGGAAATGGATGACTGTCAAGGAGATCGCAAAGATCACGGGCATGGGCGAGACCACGGTCTATGCTCGCATCAATAGCGGCAAACCTCTTGAGGGGCCGGTCAGGATTGGCGTTGCACCCCGCCGCTACGAGTTTCGGGGTCAGCAACTCACGATCAACGAGATCGCTCACCTTGCGGGAATATCGCAGACCACAGCCTACAGCCGAGTATGCGGCAACAGAGTGTTGGAAGGGGATGACCTCGCCGACCCGTTCGCCAAACCTGACCCACGTCATTGGCGGCTGACCTTTCGCGGCATCACAGACACCTTAGCTGGCTGGCAGCGGCGCACGGGCATTCCTCGCCAGACGATCGCCGAGCGCGTCGACCTATTGGGCTGGACAATCGAGCGAGCACTGACCGAGCGTCCTATGAATGGAGGACAGCGTGTCCGTCTCCACCGCAACCGTCGCATCATCGATCACATCGCAACCATCACCCGACGCGGACGCAATGCGCAGATCGTTCGTAAAATTGCTGAGAGCTTACATTTGCAACGGCGTTTTCAATTGGAGCGCTCGACATGATGCGTTTCTCAAACCCAGCCTTGGCTTCTCTTGGGCTGTGGCATCGGCGTATTCCTGAACTTGAAAAGATGATGCTTGTCTTTCTGGCAGGTCTTGTAGTCCCTTTCGCCGACGATGTAGCTGATCTGCCTGTCTGCATTCAGGCAGACGGGACAAATGAAATGGATCGGCTGTCCATTGGCTTGATCGTCCTTGAGCTTGAAGACGATATCGTTTTGGCCGGTTTGAAAGAGTTCGTATCGCGCTCTCTCGTTGTCGAACTCGTCCTGTCGCTTCAGTTCTCGGCTGAGGGCTTTGATTGCCTCGCTAAGCTGGACGTTCATCATGTTGGCGGCCGTCAACTCTGTCGCAAGGGTATTGAGCGCTGCTTGGGCTTCGCTGTTGTCAGGCTGTCTGTCCGAGGCGAGCAGCTTCTTTACAGTCTCGACAGTGGACACCGCCTTCCCCGTCGCACCCAACGCAGTGGTTGCCAGTCCAAGAACACTCTCAATGGTGGTGAAGTCCATCATCCGTTCAGGTCTCCGAGATTGGGCGGCGAAGTGTATCGACCCCTGATTGCATCCTGCAAGCAAGACGGGGGGTCATCGACAACTTTTCGCAATCCGACCGGGACCGGCGCGGGTAGTCGAGAAATTCATTCAGAAGGTGTTTCGGCATGACCATCGTCACCGTGGCGACCGCGAAGGCGCATCTCAATATCACCGACGACGCCGACGACACGCTGATCGCTGGCAAGATCGCGGCGGCGGAAGCCTATGTCGACCGATGGCTGGACGTGAAGCTCGCAGACATGAACGCGGTCCCGGCCGACTTGAGGGAAGCCATCCTTCAGCTTGTCGGCCACCTCTATGAGAACCGGGAGGCCATGCTGATCGGTATATCCGCCGAAGAGTTGCCGTTGGGATTTCGGGAGATCATCGATCAGCACCGTGCGTGGGGGTTTTGATGACATCGCCCCAACTTGCCCTACTGCAACGGAAGCTCAACGCCATCCCGATCGCCGCCAAGCAGGCCGTCGAAACGTCCATGGAGAAGTCGGCACAGGAGATTGTCGCCCTCGCACGTCGCCTCTGTCCGGTCGATCAGGGAGCCTTGCGGGACAGCATCGGCTGGACGTGGGGCGATGCACCCGAAGGAACCATGGTGCTCGCCTCGACCAAGGGCGCGGTCCTGCGCATCACGGTCTACGCCGGATCGGACGAAGCCTTCTATGCGCGGTGGGTAGAGTTCGGGACCAGCACCCATGTCCCGCAACCGTTCTTCCTGCCGGCGTATCGGTTGCTCAAGAAGCGCGCCAACAGCCGCACGAAGCGGGCCGTGGCGAAGGCCGTGAGGGAGGCATTCAAGCGATGATCGATCCCAGTCTCGCCATGCAGGTCGCACTCCGCACCCGGCTCGTCGCCTCGTCGGCCGTGACCTCGATCGTGCCGGCCACCATGATCGTGGACCGCAACGCATCTCCTGCGCTCGACAATGGCATCGTCATCGGGGAAGGTCAGACGCTGCCCGACGATGGCCTTGCCCGCAACCGTCATGAGGTATTCGCGGACCTCCATATCTGGCGCAAGGAAAGCGGTCTCGTCGGATCGAAACAGATCGCCGGAGCCATTCGCCAAGCCCTCAACGATGGCCCCCTGACAGTCGCCGGCTATCATGTGGTCGACCTACGCATCGCCTCGACCCGGTTCATGCGCGACCCGAACGGCACCCATAGCCATGGCGTCCTGTCGCTCGTCGCTCGTCTCGTGGAGGTGGCATGATGCGCGCCGGCAAGCTCGACAAGACAATCACCATCGAACGCTTCGCCTCGACCGTGGACGAGTACGGCACGGTGACCGAGGAATGGACCGCCGTCGCCACCGTGCGAGCGCAGATCATCCAGTCCACCACCGAAGAGTTCATGCGGTCCTTCGGCGTGTCAGCCGAGACGGCGATCGTCTTCCGCATCCGCAACATCGAAGGGCTGACCACCGCCGACCGCGTAACTTATCAGGGACGCCCTCACGACCTGAAGGAGATCAAGGAACTCGGCAGGCGTGCCGGCCTCGACCTCCGTTGCGTGGCACAGGGGGTCTGATCGATGCTCCTGAAGTTCAAGGCCAAGCCGAAGCCCGGTGCAGTCGCCTGCACGGGCTCCAACACTTATCCCGAAATCCCCGATCCGTTCGGCTACGGCCAACGGGCAGTCGACTATATCCGATCGCTGAAACACCCCCTGTCCACGCTTCCGGGGAACGCCTATCCCCTCGACCCGTGGGCCGAAAAGATCATCCGCCAGATATACGGCCCCCGCCACCCGGACGGCACCCGCGTCGTCAAGCAAGTCGTGATCCTCGTCCCGCGCGGCAACCGCAAGACCACGTTGACCGGCGCAATCACCTTGCTCCACGGCAAGGGACCGGAGCGCCGGCCCGGTGCGCAACTCGTGTCGGTGGCCGTCGACATGAAGCAGGCGAAGGGCGTCTTCAAGGAAGTCGCGGGGATGATCGACGGCGACTTTTCGACCGAACTCGGCAACTCGTCGCTGGCGATGGACACCGCGCGGGGAGCCAAGATCAGGGAGTACAAGTCGCGGATCAGCTTTCCGGGCGGCATCGAATATGAGGCCTTGTCATCCGACGCCGGGACCGCCCAAGGTCGAACCCCCAGCCTGATCATCGCCGATGAATGCCATGCCTGGCTGAAGCGTGACCCCCGCGCCTTGTGGGGAGCGATGCGGGCCGGTGCGGCAAAGGTCTCGAACTCTCTCACCGTCGTCACGACCACGGCCGGAGCCGGTCAGGAAAACCTCGCATGGGACATCGTGGACTATGCCCGCAAGGTCGCGAAGGGCGTCATCGATGACCCGGCCACGCTTGCCGTCTTGTTTGAGGCTCCCCGCGATGCCGACTGGCGCGATGAGGCTGTTTGGCACGCCGTCAATCCGGGCTTGAAGCACGGCTACCCCGACCTTGAGGGACTTCGCCAAATGGCGCGGGAAGCGGAACACAAGCCCGCCGAACGCGCGATCTTCCAGCGATACCACCTCAATATCTGGCAGGATCACAGCACCAGCCCGTTTGTGGAAATGTCCCTCTATGACAAGGGAGCCGAACCCGTCGACCTCGACGCCCTCGAACATGAACCGTGCTGGCTCGGCGTCGACCTTTCCTCCAATCGAGACCTAACGTGCATCGTGGCCGCGTGGCGGGACGGGGAAGACGGCTACATCGTCCACCCTTGGTTCTTCTGTCCAGCCGACAACCTCGCCCGCAAAGCAGAGCATGATGGAGTGCCGTATCCGACTTGGGCGGAAGACGGCCACATAATCCCAACACCCGGCAACGTGGTCGACTTCCGGGAAGTCGAGGACACGATCCGCGATCTTTGCGAACGGTTCGAGGTGCGCGAGATCGCATTCGATCCGCACCTTGCCCGCGTGATGATGAGCAATCTTCGCGAAGACGGCTATCCGGCGATCGAGATGCGACAGGGCTGGGTCACCATGGCCCCCGCCATCAAAGAGCTAGATCGCGCCATTGTCGCAGGCCGGTTCCAGCACGGCGGGCACCCCGTCCTCCGCTGGAACTTCGACAACGTCGCGGCGAAGGTCGACCCGGCAGGCAACGTCACCTTCGACAAGGGCAAGTCCAAGGATCGGATCGATGGCGCTGTCGCCGCCGCGATGGCCGTGGGCCGTGCCGCCGCTGGCGGTGGTGACGAGAAGAGCATTTTCGACAATCCAGAAGTCAGCGCCGCTGACCTCGTTTGGTAGGAGCTACCATGTCCACCGATCAGGAACGCCTCGTCATCGCATTGGAGGCCCGCGTCAGGGATTTCGAGCGCAATTTCCAGCGGGCCAGCAAGACCGCCAACGACAATTTCGCCGGGATCGAGCGCAGGGCCAAGCAGTCCGGCGAACGCATGGAAAGCGCCATGAGCGGGTCAGCCTCCCGCTTGTCCCGCAACATGGAAAGCATGTTCGCGCCGTTCATGCGGGGTGGCGTCGTCTTCGCGGGCGTGGCCGGCGCAACGATGGCCGTCAAGCAGATCGCCAGTTCCATCGCCGAAGTCGATCGAGAAGCCCGCAAGGCTGGCGTCACGGCCCAAGTCTGGCAACGATGGACCTATGTCGCCGCTGCGACCGGAGCGACGATCGACGGCGTGACCGACGCCCTGAAGGAACTCAACATCCGGGGCGACGAGTTCGCGAAGACCGGCAAGGGTGGCGGGGCCGAATGGTTCATGCGGCTTGGCTACACCGCCGAGGAAGTCGGCAAGAAGCTGCAAGACCCCTCCCGCTTTCTTGATGAGATCATCGGCAAGCTGCAAACCCTCGACCGTGCCAGTCAGACCCGTGCGTTGGACGAGATATTCGGCGGCACCGGGGCGGAACAGATGGCCAAGGTGCTCGGCTTGTCCGTCACCGAAATTCAGAAGCTACGGGGCGAGGCGGCGACCTTCACCGACGAACAGATCGCAGCCGCCAAGAAGATCGACGCCGAATTTCAAACGCTCTGGCGGAACGTTCAGGTCTACAGCAAACAGGCCGCGATCGATGGCGTCGGCTATGCCCGCAAGATCATCGGCGCTCTTCGCGGCGAATGGCTCCCCGGCTATGAGGCTGGCGAGGATGCCTATGCGCGTCTCATATCCCCCGAGAACCAGCTTGCCGCCGCAACGCGCAACCGGGACGCCATCCTCGACCAGATCAAGGCGCTTGAAGATGGCCCCGACTTCGCAACGCGAGGGATGGAACTGCGCATCTTGCGCGGCCACCTCCAAGCCGCCGAGGAACAGGTCACTTCGCTTGGCGAAGCCGTAACGGAACTCGCCCCGATCACCGTGGAGGCCGGGACCGCCTTCGACAGCACCTCGACCCAAGCCCTCAACTTCAGGAACGCGCTCAACGACCTGAAGAACCTCGTCCCGGAGTTGAAGGCCGAACTCGATCAGCTTGGCAAACTGGACGCGGTGGACGCTGCCTTCCGGCAGGCCGCTGGCAACGCCCGCACCATGTCCGAACTCATGGGCGCGGTGGACATCGCCGGCCGTGCCAAGTCGATCGCCACCTACGGCTCCCACAACAACATGCTCGACCTGATCGGAGCCGCCGAAGGCACCGACAAGGGACGCGGCTACAACGAAACGCTCGGATACGGCGCTTACACGGGCGGTGCTCGCAACCTCACCGGCATGACGCTCGACCAGATCGACGCCATGCAAACACAGATGCTCAGGCATCCGAAGAACAGCTTCAATTCCAGCGCGGCCGGCCGTTACCAGATCGTGCAGAAGACCTTGCGCGGTCTACGCTCCGAACTCGGCTTGTCGGGGGATCGTCTCTTCGATGAGGCCACCCAAGACGAGCTTGCCCGTGCCCTCCTGCGTCGTCGCGGCAATGATGTCGCCGGCCTGCGCAACGAGTGGGAAGGGCTTCGAAATGTCGACGCCGGCACGATCCAGCAGGCGTATGGCGGCACGCCGGTCGCAGCGCAGAAGCTCGCCCCGACCGAAGGCCAGCAGAAGGCCATCGACCTTGCCAATCAGCAGACCGAAGCTCGCAAGTCCCTAAATCAGGCGATCCAACAGGGTCTCGAACTCGCTCAGTTCGAACAGCAGATTTCCGGTCTCAGCGCCCAACAACGGCAGATCGAGCTCGCTCTTTTCCAGTACCAGCAGGACGCCAAGCGCAACGGCCTGACACTGTCCGACCAAGAGCTTGTGCAGATGCGCGAGAAGATCACGCTCACCCAACAGCTATCGAATGAGACCGTCGCCGCTGCCAACACCGCACAGGGAATGGCTCAGGCGCAGGACTATTTTGCGCAGTCTTTCACCAGTGCTCTGACCGGCCTCGCCACCGGGACGACGACGCTGGAACAGGTATTGCAGCAACTATTGAACAGCCTAATTCAGGTGACTTTGCAGGCCGCTTTGCTGGGTCAGGGACCGCTTGCGGGCGTCTTCGGCACGGCAGGCGGTGGCGGATTGCTCGGCTCGTTCTTCGGCGGATTGAAGCTCGCATCGGGCGGTCATGTCCGTGGACCCGGCACGTCGACCAGCGACAGCATTCCGGCGATGCTCAGCGATGGCGAGTATGTCGTCAACGCCAAGGCGACCAGACAGCACGGCGCATTGCTCGAAGCAATCAACAGCGGCGGCGTCCGAGGTTTCGCGGCCGGGGGGCCAGTCGGTGGCAACTCCTATATCGGGGCGCCCTCAACACGGAACACCACCTACGCCCCGAACATCACTATCAATCAGCAATCATCCGGTGATCCCCGGATGGATCGAGAACACGCTGAGGCCACCGCCAACACCATCCGGGCGATGGTCCAATCCGAGATCGCCGAGACCATGACGAACGAGATGCGACCGCAGGGCAGCATCGCGAGGAAGCGGTTCTCATCCTGACCGGCATTGCAGATCAGCCGTTGTACTTTGCCGGGGGTAGCTCCGCGCTTTCGAACAGCATGGGGTCAAACGTGAAGTCGGTTTCGTACTGCGAAAGACCCCGAAAAGAACGCCATCTACGATGCGACCAATTCAGCCACGTAGCCGGTGCCTCATAGCGAACCGTTATAGATAGGGTATCATTTTTGAACCCAGCCGGCTTGTATGATGTAGGATTTTCGGGGTCGTCCGGGGCGTACACGTTAAGGTCGCTGGGCCGCACACGTAGAAGATGAAGCATCTGGCCCGGAGCAATTTGCCGGACGTTAGTATTGAAGATACTTGGAAGCTTTTCAAACGGGGGTTCTCTAACGAAATCCCCGGAGGTCTGAAAGGTAACGTTTTCCGCTCTAATTCCACCCACGTTCACCAACGAGAAATCGATGAAAACGTCTTGGTGACGGTGCTTGTCGGTTCGCAGTATTTTGGTGTTCGTGCTGTCCAGAATGTCGATTTCGAACGGGGGGCCAAATTCATTATGGATGGTTTGATAGATTTCGAGCATCGGGCGCTTCTGATTGACAATGACCTGAACACCTACCCGAAGCGCGCCGGTTAGTGCTGATGTGGGTACGTCCATCGCGGGTATCCTAGGCTAACTTTTAGTCTCGACTTCGATGATCAGGTTCACGATAGAGCGCAATCCCCGCACGTCCTCTCGCAGTTCGTCGACCTCGCTGCGCAGAGCATTGACCTGATCGTCAGTCCCTTGGCGGCTGTCGTCCTTCGCGAACGACGCTTCAAGCCGCATGGCGATTTCCGCGTTCAGCGAATTGCCGCTTGCCCTTGCCGCTTCCTCCACGCGCCGCTTCAGATCGGGTTGCAACCGCAATCCAAACGGCGTGATGTTTGCGACCTTCTTATCGTCTGACTTCATCATGTTTGGACATGAAGCCATTTAGCGCTTGGATGCAATGACTTCATGATGTATGAAATTGAAGTCAATGCGAAAGGAGCACGACATGGAACAGCAGATGCACACCATTAAGCCCTTCGGTCTTCGGATGCCCGATGACGTGAAGGCATGGCTCACCGCCCGCGCCAAGCGGTCGAAACGATCGATGAACTCGGAATTGTTGCTCTTGTTGGAACAGGCGATGTCGGCCGATCAGCAGGAGGCCGCGTGATGGCCGTCGAACGCCGTACAGCCGTTTTCCATCACATCAATCACTTTTGGATCGCCGGCTCTCAGTCACCGGACATGCACGACGGGCCGTTCCACTCGCGGAAAGAGGCGATCGACGCCGCCCGTGCAATGCAGATAGCAGCCGAAGCCGATCCCGATCACGTCGACATCATTGACGAGAACGATCACGCCGCAATGGCGAAGTACCTTCGATAGGGAGAGGACGTGCCGACCATGAATGTGGAACCTTTGAAGGCGGCCATCTACGCCCGCTACAGCACCGACCTCCAGAACGAGCGATCGACCGAAGACCAGATCGACCTCTGTAAAGCCTTCGCCAAGCGCGAGGGCTTTACCGTCGCCGGCACCTATGCCGACAAGGCCATGTCGGGCGCATCCATGCACGGGCGTCTGGACCTCGCCCGGATGGTGCAGGACGCGAAGGACGGTCAGTTCAAGGTGATCGTCGTGGAGGCGCTTGACCGTCTGTCCCGTGACATCGCCGATATGGCGACGTTGCACAAAACCATGGATTTTATCGGCGTTCGTATCGTCTCCGTGAACGATGGCGAGGCGAACACCATCAACGTCGCCTTGCGTGGTCTCGTGGCCCAGCTATTCCGTGAGGACAACGTCCACAAGGTCAGGCGCGGCATGAGCGGCTTGATCAAGCAGGGGTTATCGGCAGGCGGCAAAGCTTACGGCTATCGCCCTGACCCGACGAACCCCGGCAAGCCGCAGATCGTGGAAGACGAAGCTGCGATCGTCCTGCGCATTTTCGAGGATTATGCGAAGGGCACCAGCCCCAAGGCCATATGTCGCCAGTTGAATGCGGAGCATGTGAAGCCGCCGCGCGGCAAGCTATGGGCTCCGTCAGCGCTGTACGGCTCCGCCTCCCGTGGCACGGGCATGTTGCGCAACCCGATCTATGTGGGCCGCATCGTCTGGAACAAGGTCCACATGATCAAAGACCCATCGACCGGCAAGCGCGTGTCCCGCCCCAATCCCGAGAATGATTGGAAGACAGCCGATGTTCCCGACTTGCGCATCATCCCTGATGAGTTGTTCGATGCCGTACAGGCTCAAATAATCGGACGCGCGCAGACGGCCAAGGGCGGGCCGATCCGGGGCAACAATCGACCCAAGCGGCTCCTGTCCGGTCTTCTCAAGTGCGGCGCTTGCGGTGCTGGCATGGCCGTGGCTGGCGTCGACAAATCCGGTCGGACGCGCCTGCGCTGTTCGGCGCACACCAACAGCGGAGCCTGCCCCGATCCGAAGACCTTCTATCTCGCCGACGTGGAGGAACTGGTCATTCACAGCCTGACGAAGGAACTCGCCAGCCCGGAACAGATCGAGGTGTACGCCCGACGCTATATCGAGGCCCGACATGCACAAGGGGCGCACGAGCATCGCCGCCGTGCTGAAATCGAGGCCCGCCTTGCTGCCATCGCCAAGGACAACGATCAGCTTCTCGGCTTGCTCATGAAGGGCATCGGCGATCAGGACGCGATTGACGCCCGGATGAAGGCACAAGGTGCGGAGCGCGACGACCTCAAACAGGAACTCGCCAGCCTGCCAAAGGGCAACAATGTCGTCCTGCACCCGACCGCCATCAAGGCGTTCGCCAATAGGCTGATGGGGAAAGCGATCGACCCTCTCCGGCCGCCAAGGGCGCGTCTCGAAATGACGCTGATCTTGCTGGACGACATGGGCGAGCTTGCACCGATCGTGCGGGAACTGATCCGGTCGATCACGCTCGATCGTGATGATGATGGACGCCTGACGATCGAGGTAGAGGCGACACTGGTCCCGTTCTTACAGGAAGACGGCCAACCCGTGGGGGCTGCACCGTTGGTAGCGGAGGAGGGATTCGAACCCCCGACACAAGGATTATGATCTGAATACACGAAACTATAAGTTCTTTATTTTACGCAGAATACATCTATCTGCGCTAAAGCTGAGCTTGCAAGAGCGAGCGCAGTGAGAGGTGTATTTTATTCTGTTACAGCCACCACACTTATTGCCTCTTTGCAGCAAGAAGTTTCTTCGTTTGTGCGCTGACGATGCGAATATTTAACGTACAGATCGCGCTGAATTTGTCTACCAGCGACTTGCGGGTTTCGTTGGCTGCGCTTAATTCGCCGTCCTCCCACCAATACACCTCGCTCGTCATAGATAGGCTTAGATTGCCATCTGCGCGGCGGAACACGGTAGCAGTTGTGGCTTCGTTAGCTGATTCGGCAAAAAAATATCCCGTTGTTCCAGGCTTCGATCGCCCGGTCGTGCATCATCGCGAGGTCATTGACGACATTCCAGACCATTGTGTCATAAAAAGATGGCCAACGCATTTCAGTCGGCGGGACGGTCAGCGGCTGCTGAAACGAAGCGTGGATCGATGCCCATCTCGACGACGTCGTGACAAGTAAGTCTCTCAGCAACTCGTTCGCTGATAAGTTGAGAGCTAATAATATCGGGCGTTCGGATGTGCTAGCGGAATGCTCTTATAAAACTGATGGACGCTGATCTCAGAAAAATGAGCAATGATCTCCATCAAATTTATACGGACACACCACATGATCCTAAGCGGGTTATAGATGGGGAATTAATATGTACGTCACTATCGTTGCTGCCGGACTGGCTTCGTTGTCGAACGCTGGATTGGCGCTACCCGTCCATCCACAAAAGCCGACAGCGTATGTTTTCGAAGGCGGCGGGTACGGAACCGATAGTGCGTTTGCACGCGCTCGTGTCAGCGAAGAGTCTGCGGCGGCATGGTGTGATAACTGGCGTCCCGACGATGACGACTGTGCTGCGGTCGTGCTCTCAAACGAGCACGGCAAAGTTTACGAAGCCAAAGCTAATTGTCAGACGGGCAGCCTGATATCGACGTCCGACGACGAATATGTCTGGGACGGTTTCTGGCGAAACTCGCACATGGGTCTTTGGGAAGGCCAATATCGCTTTAAGCGAGCGACCGATGGAACTGTCGTACAGACGTCAAATGCGGATGGGGGCATCACGCTCGCTGCACAGTGGCGGCTGCTCTGTCCGCTTGGCACTCCTTACGATATTCAGCCGGGATCGTCCCGGAAGTCGAAATGTCATCCAGCCGTGAACTTGCCGGCCACAACGGTTCGGGGATGATGATCGATCATGGCCGCGGCGAAATCGTATATCTGAGCCCTCGGGAGGGACTGGCTGGCCTCATTGAGTATGGACAGGTGCTGTTTCGCGGAAATATCACGCAAGACTTCTTTGACGGCGTCGCATATGTCTTCAAAAAGGGATGCCATCCGGCTCCATATCGCGTCTTTGGGAATTGGCCGCATGACAGCGACAAGCTGATCCTTGAAGGCGCGTCGCCGGTTCGGGATGGATGTGAAGTCATTGAGCATACGCGGGACGCATCCAGCGCACGGCTGGTAATAGATCTACCTCATCACTGACGGTCCAGTATCCTCGAGACTGAATGGCGCGAAATTCGGATCCCGCGCTTGCAACCCCATGCTCATAACTCTGGATTGGCCGGCTGGCGCGGGCCAGCGACGTTTTCGCGCGAAACAATATCCAGAAAACAAAAGCGCCGCGGGATGCGAAAGTAAACTCTCGCGCACATACGGAAAAAAGATGGATCAGGAACAAAGCGCGGACGCCGAAGAAGAAGCGCGCGATAACCGAATACAGGAACGTCTCGGCGATACGATTGAAGCCGCAGCTAAGACGGCGCGCTCAGTATATTACCCCTCAGACGAGGCAAAGACGCATCTCGAAACCCTCGACCTCGAGAGCTGGAAACGAGAACGTCTGAAATCTTCGTTCGAAGCTGTCTTCAGCGTGACCACGCAGGTGTATTCGAAGGAAAGTCCCGGCCGCCATGCCCACGGCGTCCCTGTGTTGGATCGACAAAGCGCCGCTAACCTGATGACCTCGACGGAGCGAGCCATGGTCGGCGAGCTGCGCTCGGTCAACGAAGTTCGCAAGCGAATCAAGCTGGGAAACTATAGTTGCCAGGAACAGATGCATCCCGTCGTCGCAACTGAACATGGTTGCAGCGCCTGCCACGAAACCGGAGCCAACACGTGCCACCATTGCTCTGGGCATGGCAAAACGAATTGCAACTGGTGTTTCATGGGAAAGAAAGCCTGCCCGGCGTGCACCGGATCGGGCACCCAGCAGGATTCGTACGGAAGAAACATCCAGTGCTATCGCTGTCACTACGGCAAGGTCGACTGCGATGCCTGCTACGGAACAACAAAAGTCTCATGCACAAATTGCGGAGGGCACGGCGAGATCAGGTGCGGCCCTTGCAATGGTTACGGCATGTTTACGCGCCTTTTGAGTTTGGGCGTGAAAACTGACGGATCGCTCTCCTCTACGGCCGCACTGCCGCCGAAGGAAGAAAGCCTGATGATGGATTGGGCAAGCGGCGGCTTTCAAGGCGACATCAAGGCCAACGACCAATGGCTGCCGTGGACTGACGCCACTTCGGCGTCTGTCGAACTGTCATCTGAAAACGACGTCCACAAAGCCTCGGTGAAAATTCGCGCCAACGCTACGCTGGCTTCGGGCACTTGCTCCATTGTCGGAAACACTTTTGACTTCAAGCACCTTTACGCCGCGAAAGAAACGACCTGGTTCACGCCGTTTCTCGACGGTCAAGCCCAGGCGGCAACGACAGCCGCAGTCGAAGCCAGCACCGCCAGACCGTCGGAATTTCTTGAAAGAATGGCACGCTTTCCGGGCCTGCTAAGTGCTCTGAGAAGCGGATACGACGATGGAAATGGCAAGCAGGATTGCACGCGCGCAGTAGAGAAAAATACTCTCGGCGCCGTTTCGATCAAATATGTAATTTCTGTTTGCGAATACTACGAAAAATGCATCGAACAGTTCAAACTGAATGCGGTGAGAAATGCCGTATGGCGCCCCCTGCTCGTTGTGGGCGGCGCATGGGCCATCTCCCAGTCACTGGGATTGCCTGAACTGGCAGCCAAGGCTAATTTTCCTTTTGCCGTCGGAGCATTTGCCGCCTCGGCCTATCTCCTTGCTGCCGCAACTATTCGAAACTCGGCAAAACGAGCCCTACGGCGCGAAACAGGAGCTAAAACACAAGTATCGCTCGGACGCGACGGCCGCGTCATACCCATAGCAGTCGCTATTCTGTGCGGCGCGACGGTATATTTTGGCGTCGACATCTGGCCATGGAGCAAGCCGGACCTGTCTGCGCAAGGAATAGATTGGCTCTTGAAAAATATTGAAAACAAACTCGCGAATTACTAATCGAAATCAAGATAGCTCATAACAATCACATTGATGGCCGCGACGTTGGCAATGGAACTCCCGTGTCCGGCAAATTCCTGTAATTCGCGTCACTGACGACGCCGACAATATCGATGGCGTTTTGCCGGCTGTTTTCATCCGCCGACGCAGGCAAATGCGCGACCATCAATTGCCACGCACCGAAACTGAGCGCATTGCCCAAAAACGTGAATTTGGGTTGTATTGAAATAGCTCCCTCGAGAACGGAGCTGTAAAATCCCCTTGCGCGCAGCTCGGCAAAGGCTGAGGTACCCGTGATGGCGTTTCCAGCCAGGAACATGTAGCCAAAAGCGCATGTCGTAAGGGCGAGTGAAGATCCATACCGCAAAGACAGCATTTTTTTGTGAGCAAGGCTTCGGCTTAAGCCATACATCCAGGAAAGATAGCTGACGAACTTGAAGATATGCAGCGCTGCGCCTGCAATCGACAGCAGTATCGCCATCGCCGGTAGCCGGGTCGCCTTCATCGCAGCAACCCCGAAGACCTCGTATCTGCCGTAGTTGGAGAATTCGCCACTGGAGCTATTGAAGGCATCCGCCAACTCCTTGGAAAGCGAAGCGGCCCGCGGTTCGTAAACGATGCTGACAAAATCACCATCAGAAATTTCGGGTAATATGGGCGAGCCGGACACGGGCAATCCAATGTCCTCGCGAATCCTTTTCTGAATGACCGAATGCTTGAGAAAAGATTCGAAACGTAAGCCAGGCTCGATGTAGCCGCCGGCCGAATTATTTACGCCATTACGATAGCGCTCTTCCACCTGACGCCGCAATTCCTCCGAGGCGGCTCTCTTGAAGCCGCGCTCGTCATTTGGGTGCCAGTTGTCTCGAACCGGAACACCACTGGCTTGTACCTGTCGCCGCACCCGTGCGGCCCCTGCACCACTCCAACTCGTAACATGAGCGAGGTTCTGTCTGCGCAGGCGATCTCGATATGTATTCCAATGTCGATCGGCCTCCTGACCGGCTCCAGAAAGGCGGCTCGAACGTGCCATCGACGCTTCTTCGTAGCTGTCAAACGCCGTTCGGACGCCCCCGAAGATCGGCTCGAACACGCGCGCCCTGAAGTGCTGAGGCGTCCCCAGAAAACGTGCCGCCTCCAGCGAGGCCTTATCCTCCACATTGGCGCCTGCGACCGACACAAAGCTGCCTGGCGACGAGAGGACAGCTGCAACCGATATGAAGGCATTCCAATCATTCTCGTTTGAGGGGACCAGATCACCTTTACCATGCGCGGCAAAGTACCCCTTTGCGAGGTTCGCCTTGAACGCTTCATGTCTTACTTCGGCGGTGGAATGATCCGCGATATACTCGGCAAATACATCAAGCGACCGATAGGTAGAGTACGTGACTATAGTGGCTATTGCTGCCGCAAATATCGCGCTTGTCAAAAGCGGCTGGCCTCTTTTGTAGGCCACTGGAAATATCCAGATTCCCATGATCCAGATCGAAACGGCCAGACCTGTCAGCACGCGGCCACAGCGCTCAATATGATCGATCTCGTCCTGTGTCGGATTATTGCCCAGAACTTGCACAAGATGGACTGAAAAAGGAACCTCAAGGGTCAGATACACGAATGTTATCAGCGCCATAAGCGGGACAAAGGGCGGGATACGCTTGAGATCGAACATCGATATGCAACTCAACGTCTGCCAACCGCTGCGCCTTTGAGGGCTTGGCACTCACCGACGCGTCTCGCCAGCAACGTGCTCTATTTGCGGGGGTGATCAGTTTATTAGATTTCTACCCTACCTCGGCATAACCCATTCGGGCGGCGAGGGGGGAAAGGCTTCGACCGGAAGAAATCCGGGCGAAGCCGGTTGCCTGAATGCAGCGGCTTCGCCCAGTCATGATCGGACAATTCTTCCAGAGGCTAGCACCTGCCCAGAAGGCATGCGGTCACGGATTCCACGTCGATGCCTTCACGCGCGAGTTCATCGTGTGTCGCTGAATCTTCCACGTCAATCGTCCAGTCCGCGTCTGTCTCGGATGGGTTGAGCACGAGGCGTAGAACGTTGACCTTTTCCGCCGGTCCGGGGAAATCGAGAAGCATCTCTTGTTTTTTCCACATGAGATATCCGCTCGAGCTGAACGACACTTGCACGTCGCGTTCAATGCCATGGCAAATGAGTTCCTTGAGCTCCACATTCCTGCTGCCGATAGCTGAGCGGACAGAAACGGTGTTCGTCAGGAACTCGGGCGACGCGCCGGACTTGGCTACAGCTATGTCGCATCTCAATGCCCGCTCCTTTGCCTGCAATTGGCCTCCGGCTTCCTGACACGTTCGATAAACCTCGTCGCGAGCGTCGAACGATAGCGTGCGGGGTAGGTTCTCGCAAAGCGCCAACGCCTCTTTCGCTGCGTCGGTTCCAGGTTCTGCGTCGGCGAAAGCGGCGGCGATCTGAGCCGTTGCTTCTGTCCTCTGCCGGTCAGAGATGCTTTTCGTTGCGGTCGTGCAGGCCTGCTGGATCACGTCCCGACGATCACGCGACACGCTCGACCTCAGGGCATCGCATGCGTCCGACACCGACTGGGCTATTTCGGGTTCGTCTAGCATGTAGCTTTCCGACTGCTTTGCGATCGATGCCAGGCTCGCTTGAATGAGTTCTTCACGTCTTCGCTCGAGTGGTTGACCGAAAAACCGATGATACATCTGTGAGGAAGTGGAGACGTTTGAGACAACTGCGGCGTCGGGTTGCAGATTCTTGGTATCGATCAGTGTCGACATCTCGACTGGTAGGCCGAGAAGGCGGGACTGCTCCCGGCGAAGAGCCTGCGCAATCTCGCTCGTCCTCTGCATTTCAGGCCACTGGCGCGCAAGTTCATTTGCATAGCCTTGCGAGGAGCGATGGCATTCGCGCATCGTCTCGAGCAGATCCTCCGCAATATCGCGGCTCCAATAATCGGATGGAAGGCCCGTCGCGAACTCCAGCTTATCAAAATCGTAGCCCGGTGCGGCATCCTGAATCGCTGAAAAGCGCTGGCAGACGATCTGCCCGCCTGGATACATATCCGCGGCCGCAGAAGACCCGGCGACTTCATAGCGGTCGACCGCCTGCTGAAAGGCAGCAAAGGCATCGCGGAAATTGTTTCGGCCCTCGATCAGCTCCATAGGGCCGGAAAGCGCTCCGGCGAGAAGTTGCACAAACGCGTTGCGGTCGCTATCGGTTTCCAACGGCACCTGGGCGAAGTCCGAAACCAGCCCGTCGCGGTAGCGAGTCCAGAATGCGCTTCTCATCTCGCTTAACCGGCGAAGATAAAGCTGCTGGTCGAGTTCGGGCAAGGCATAGATTATCGGCGTGGATGCGAGCATTCCCGCCGCTGCATTCGCCGCCGCAGCGTCGGGCCGGGACGTCTCAAGGAATGTGAAAAGCTCGTCGAAACGCTCTTTCGGGCTTTTCGATTGGCTGACGGCGAACGGTTCGCACCCTTGATCCGGCGCCCCTCTCAGCCAGTCGGCGAGGATGGTGCCGTTATCTCGCGCAATTCTCAAACGCGGATTTCCATTGGCGTCGATGAGGGCGTCGGAACCAGCCTGCTCGACCAGATCGAGCCACTCGACGCGGTCGACAGCCGAGCGCTGAAAATATACCGTGGCGGTCGAGGCGTTTGTGCCCAGTTGCCGTCCGAATGTCCAGTCGGTCGTATAGTCCCTTCCCGAGCACGAGAAGCTGCCTGAATAATACGTCACGCTGTCGTCGTTAGCGTTGGCAGCACTTGCACCAGCAAGGAGGGCTACGGTTCCTATAGTAGCGATAATGTTTCTCATGGATACTCTGCTTGCGTATATTTGGATGCGGACCGCAACTAGAATGAGCTGACGGTCCATCCGCTGCTTGCTCGCAGCAATTCGACCGCCCCTGAACGGGTCTGCCGGGTTGAACCGAGAATTCCTCCGGACACTTCGAAGTTAACGTTGCAGCGATAGGCGGTTTTGCCGTTTTCGGTGCAGCCGATTTTTTCGAGGTTCGAAATCTTGAAATTCATCAGGCCGCCCATCGGATTCGTCCCGTAGCTGCCCATCAGTCCAGACGAGACCCTTCGCATTTGTTCCAGCTCGGAACTCATTTCGCGTTCGAGAGCCGAAACGATGTCTGCAGCGGAAGGCTCTCTATTCGAACAAGCGCCCAACAGGACTGCGGCCCCAAGGACTACCACCGCCGAAACGCGGGTGATGTTGGCGCGCACGCTCAGATCAACCACGAGTGGGGCTTCGCGATCGGCTGGTCACGGTGGAGATAAACGAGGCTTTTGATGCAGCGGATCAAATACCAGATGCCCGTCGCGATCCACAGGAGGCCCCCAATGAGAACCAGGGTCAAAACACTGCTGACAACGCCGAAAAGAAGCCCTTTCCAGAATGTCCCGATGAGATACGAGTAGTGGGATGCTAGCAACGTGGATGCCTTGCTCCGGTCGATATAGGCCAGAATCACTCCAGCAGGAGCGAAGAAAATCATTAGAAGGCCTGCAACATAACCGAGGGCCTTATTATGGATTGCAGTTGAATTAGGAGAAATGTCGGTCATGGTTCCATTGCCTCAAACATAGAATTTGATAATACTGATTGTCTTGAGGATGTTATATCGGTATCTTAAGCCCCACGCCCAGATTAGACCGAAAATCTATCCCGGGTCATAATCTTATCTCACATATTAAACGGCGGTTAAATTCCGTGATTTAATGCATGTTTGGACCGCCGATCGAGCGTTCGCGGCGCATGTGTTTAATAAAACGTATGTTCTAACGTAAAGATTGGTGCTGCGTGGACATGCTCCTAGACGACACGCCTTCCAATGGCTTCAGCCAAGCATCCGACTAGGCCACCGCATGTCACGTAACGCACATTCCATGATGTTTTCGCCGAAACGCGTCGCAAAGCCTTGATCCCGTTGAGCATCATCCGCGCTGCTCGTCGCGCTCGCCCTTCGACCAAATTGGAAACATAACGAAAGTCGCAGAAACGCTATCGTTTGTGAGGTTTCCATGAAGCAGGCACGGGTTCTGACCGACGTCGAACTGAAGCGGCTCCTGGCAGTGATCGCGCTGAGCAAACACGCCGCGCGCAACCGGCTCGCCATCATGCTTTCGCATCTCGCTGGGTTGCGGGTAGGGGAGATTGCATCGCTACGGGTCGGCGATGTTATCGACAGCGATGGGCAGGTACGTGACCAGATCAGGTTGAGCGCGGCGGTCACGAAGGGCGGCCATGCGCGGGTTGTGTTCATCGGGGAGAAGCTGCGCCGAGAGATCGATCGCTTCCGAGCGGAATGGGAGAGGTCACCTATGATCAATACGCCTCTGCTCGTTACGCAGAAACAGACGGCTTTTTCCGCAAATACTCTTTGCCAGCTCATGTCCAAGTTGTACCGAGAGGCTGGCTTGAATGGCGCAAGCTCCCATAGCGGTCGTCGTTGGTTCATCACGAAGCTGGCACACGCTGGGGTCAGCCTGAAGGTGATCATGACTTTGGCGGGTCATAGAAATATGAGCACGACGCAACGATACGTGGAAGTTACGGACCGACACACGCGCGCGGCTGTGGAGCTGCTTTAAAGCCTAGCCCTGAACCAGCGTCCAAACCCGCTTCAGAGGAAGGTCCTTCTGGATGTCTTCGGGTAGGCGATCGTAAACGGAAACGAGCTGCGTGATCAGCTTGTCCGGATCCCATAGCCTGATCTTGAAGAAGTTCCGACGAGCTTCCTGATCCGCGCTGCTGGTAAAGCCACCCCATGCCACAATCAGCCCTAGATCCGCGCCGAACGTGCTAAGCACGCCTTGAAGCTCACGCACGACCTTCACGTCCAGCGCCTTATCCTGCGATTTAACTTGAACACACATACGAGGGGGTTCCAGTCCGAGCGAACCCCGTCCACATAGGATGTCGACGCCACCGTCAGCTCCTTCGTTGGTGCGGTCTGTGACAAACCCCTGCGCGATCAGTACGGCTTCTACAAGACGCTCCAGCTCATGGCCCCGGAATTTGCGGCTGATGTGATCTGTGATCTGATCAAGAGCCAGTCGTTCAAGATCGGGGTGGGTAACCTCTTCAGTCTCTGCATCCAACTCTTCGGCCGCTTTGGTGTCGAAGCCCAAGGCAAGGGTACGTCCGTCAAGAAATGCGCGGAATCGATCTTCGGCACGGTTTCGTCGAACCTGAAACACGGTCATGGCGCCACCAATAGAGTATCGCAGATCACTTTCGATGGACTGACGTGGAATATCCTTCTTGACCCATTCCACTGGGATCTGGTGGCGGCAGCCTGAAGGGGCGTCTTCAACGAAGCGGTAAGCGCCCAATGCGCGGCCAATGGCAACGGTTGAGGTGCGTTTACGGGGCAAGATGACGAGATCGCCAGGTTCTACCCGGTGGGAGAACGCCCAAAGCTGCGTCTCCCAGTTCTTGAGAGTGTTCTCAGCTTCATCTGGATAAACTTCAACAAGAAGGGGAAGTAGAGATTTTCGCTCCAACAGATTAGCCAGGTCGCCCACCTCATCCCATCCCACTACCGCCATGTCATTGGCTATGGCGTAAGGTTCTTGCTCACCATGGCCGCCCGCCCTTATCACCCATACCGCCATCAAAATCTCTCATTTTTACTATCAAATTGATGGATGACTGCTTATCGGCCATCTTTGCGTAATGCTATGTTGGTACTACAGCCGTTGGTCAATCTTTTTAAAAGATTTGCTGCGCAAATATTTTGCCGATGTCCCCGTTTCGTTGTCCTGCAGGTTTCTTTCCGCCATGTCTCACACTCGGACCGCGTCTCCCCACGCGCTTCTCAACTCAGTCTTTGAAGGGACGCGTGCTCGGCAGGTGCTGAGATCTCGCAGCGTCCTTCGTGGCATGGAGAGGCGTTCTCAGGAGAGCAGCGCCACAATACTTCTGGATCACCTTTATGCCCTCCATCAGGTGGCTCGACGCGATCATATTAATCGACGAGTGGAGGATAGAAACGCGAAGCCTACGAGAGCGTACAATGGCAAGCGGGGCCAAAAGCCTCAGACGGCTCCAGAATATGTCAAAACCATTTCGGCTATGAGCGATGAAGATCTATTTGTCGCGAAGCTCAGTACTTTTTGGGACGATGAAGCAGTCGTTGCATTAAGCCCTGTAGCGACCCTTTGGGGCAAGATCCGCCTGCAGGATCAGCTGGATCAACTTCTCCACGACGGAATGCTGCCTCACGAACGCAGAGTGACGCACTTGTTGGAGCAGCATCTCGGGGAACCTCTGCCCGCGCTGGTCGCCCATGAAACACTCAATGTGTACCGTGCCCTATCGCAGTGGGAGCAATTTGACGTTTTGCACGGCTTCCACGAAAAGCTTCGGATAGTTCCGGCCGAGACCCGAAGCAAGAAATTCATCGAGGCGCATGAGCGATGGACGGAGCGATGTTTGGATCAGGCGACCGCAGCCTGGGCAGCCCTTGTCCACGAGATGAAAGGGTTTTCTCCTGCCGATCTGCGATTGGCCGAGCGCCACTACCTTGTGCACAAGCTGCCGCCTCTTCCAAACAAGCCGTACGTTCAAACGAGAGCCGCACGTATCGTGATCGCGATGGTCGCATGTAGCTCAGTTCAAGGGACCCGCCGCAACCTCCATCTCAACAACGAATTGGCCGGGAAGGTGGCAGCACGTCTGGATCGTCATCTCCGGCCGAAACTCGTAAAGAAGCAAACGAAATAGAATCCTGTTCAATGCACTAAACGATTGATTTGAAACAGGAAAGAGGCCTGTATCTTTTTTCAGGATTGGTAAGGTAGCTGCGGCTGAACGCGGGACTATCGGGACGTCGATAACGACACGACGACCCGATAGGAGCCACTATGTCGACCGAAAATACCGAACTCGCCACCACAACCGAAACTTCACCCGACGCGAAACTTGCACAGCAAGCAACATCTATTGAGATCCCCCAGGAGGAGGCTAGCCACACGGATGTTATTGAACCCATCTCGGGGGTAATTCCTGAGGATTTGGATTGGGCGGAGTGGGCCCACGAACGACGCGATCTCGGGCAGGAAAGCCAAGATGACTACGTCAGCTCCGACGAGAAGCTGCGTCTGGCGGTAAGCTACCTCGCTCTTGAGATCGCCTATCGGCCTGATCACGACTGGAAGGCCGAAGCGATGGATGCGGGCGTCACCATTCCGAAGAGCAAGCATCCTTGCATGCCTGCAACGGCCGCCACTTTCGGAGCCAACACCATCGGCCAAACGGGGCGGCACGATCTGGCGACCTTCCTCGACCGGACTGCGCTTGCAGTCGAGAATTTGACGGCAGCGATCCAGTCGGATCCGGTCAGCTATCCGGTCTCGTCGGTCGGAGTGATGGCCCTGGAGGGCGTCATCAAGCAGCGAGGCGGTCTCACGAAAATGGCAGCTGAGCAGCGCAAGAACAATAAGGCAAAGAGGAAGCCGCGACCGCAGCGCGAGGCGCAGATTGCGCTGGATCCGGAATTGAGCCGTGAGGTTCATCTGGAAAAGGCGCGGGCGGTTGTCTTTGGCGATGGATCCGCTGACGACGTTCAGGTCGCATTTGTTGCTCATGATGGCGCTGCGCCGACCCTGCGCGCAACTGTTCCTGCAACGCAGACGCAGATTGATACTCTGCTGCTGTCCGTCGATGTCGTCGATCCTGTCATTGCGCAGGTCGGCGAGTTGCTCGAAGCCAGCGAGATGGTGGCCGAAGAGGACACGGAACTTCTGAAGGACGGACTGGACGATCCCGAGGACCCAGAGAAGGGGGTTCGGGTCGCCCATAGGCAGATTGTGTTCGAAGACGGCGAGCCTGTGACGATTTCCCCCATTCTCGTGCATTCGTCGGTGGTCGTTCTTGCTGACCCTGTGGACGAAATCTTTCCGCATCCTCTTGGCAGGCGCTGTCATCTGCGCACCCGGGAGCGGCGGATCATGGATGCCAACATTGCAGACCCGCAGCGGCGTCACGTGTTCCAGGGGGAGTGGCAGGAGGCTGGCGTCACCAATGGCGTGGTCCGTCTCGTCGTCACGACCCGTGCCGCAGCCGATCCAGCTGACCGAGATAGGAACGTCGGATGTTTGGTTGAACCTTTGCAGTCTGCCCAGGGCAACCTTCCGCTGACCGTCCATCCGGATCGGTTCAACGCGCAGTGCGAAGGTGAGATGTCTTTACGCACGTGGCGGTCTCGTCACAACGAGTTCATTGCCAAGGTCGCCAAGGGTAAGGCGAAGCAGGCAAAGGCTAAGCAGGACCACCATTTTTCGGGCGACCGCTGGAATATCTCGGCAGGTAAGAAGGACGACGAACGAGATGCAAGCGGAAAGGGGACTGCTGTCTCCGTGTCCCTGATGGAAGGGGATTTTGCGCGCGTCAGTTCGGTGATCGCCGCGCTTCCCGTGATCTCCGCGATCCGGTACGCGGCGGATCGAAATGCTGGTCTGAGGCTCGCCTTCAGCACCTCGCGGTTCAATTACGAGGTGTATGTGCCGTCCCGTACGACCGCCGCCGACAGGAACGCGTCATTGTTCAGCGTTTTTGAGAACGCCGAATAGACCTTCGGCCTCGGGGCGCGTACCGCGCGCGCCCCAGCTACTTCCTTTCTAGCACCATGGATGAATTAGATGACCATCGATCTCACGATCGGCATGGAGGACCATGCCGTTTTCACGCCTGCCCTGAATTCGAATTTCGCTCGGTTCGCGGCAGGAAACTCAACCAACCAACACCGCGCGCTTCCCAATGGCGGCAGTGCCGCGCAACTGAACTATCTCGACCGCACAAGCCCGTTCTTTCACTATCATGCTGGCCTCTATAGCGCAGCCTTCGGCGTCTATGACAATGCCCCGACTGTCGTGTCTCGGCGGGACCGTCGTCGCACCATCATGATCGGGGACAGCGGCGGTTATTCGGCAATCAGCGGAGCACTTTCCGAACCGTTCTCAGCTTTTCGCAGAAAGTCACTGAACTGGCTTGAAGCGCAATGTGACGTCGGCCTGATCTTGGATGATCCCACGCGCTCGCTGGACGTGGCTGGCGGGACATCCAAGAGATTTCAAGATTGTCTCGATACCACGATTGAAAGCATCAAGTTCGCAATCGACCATCGGTCGTCAGATGACCTCCGCCTGCTGACCGTGATGCAGGGTCGCAATGCGAAGGAGGCTCAGATTTGGGCCGCAGCCGTGGAGCCGTATCAGCGTCATTTCGAGGGCGTTGCCCTTGCAGGCGACACCAAGCTTGATCTGGCGTTGTGGTGCAAGCAGCTCATCGGGATGCGCGATGCGGGCGTGTTGGACCGTCTTGGGTGGATCCATGTTCTAGGCACAACCCGGCCCGGTTTCGGTGTCATGCTGACGGGTCTCCAAAGAGCGCTGCGCAAGCACATGAACGCGTCGATCACGATCAGCTACGACAGTTCTCTGGCGTTCCGTATCGTGCAGGCGAACAAGCAGATTACCACGGGCATCGCCTACGACCGCGAGCAGATGAACTTCCTCCGCTATCAGTTTCCAGATCACTGGTCTGGCTTAGATCGGAATGCCCGATTTCCGTTTTCGAGCCCACTTGGCGACATCTGCCGTATCGGTGATTTCAATCCGGCGAACCATAACAGCGTGACGGGATGGGACACGCTGGGCCTGCAGATGCTCACCAATCACGAGGTCTTCAAGGAGCTAACAGCCCTTCGCGAGGCAAATCTCCTCGCACTGGCCGAAGCCACTGACCGTGGGCAGACACCTTGGCACATTCGCAAGGCATGGGAGGGCTTTGACAAGATATTCGGCAGCACGACGCCCATGGCCGAGATCACCAAGTACAAGCGCTTCCTCGCGCACTATGCGGGTGGAAGTGCGGTCATGGACGACGACGCGCGCTGATAGCGCTCGTCGATCCAAAAATTGGAGCTTCCCATGCCGATCATTGACCACAACTATGGCCGCATTCCCGTGGCCTTTCCCGACGCGCCCTATGCCAGCAACGGCATGTTCGTTGCTTATATTGTCAGCTATCTTCCTGATAGCCCTGAGCATCGCGCTGTCCGAAGGATCAACCTGCGCAAGCAATTGCGTTGGTGGCGATTAATGACGGACGTTGCCGTCACGGTGTTGGCTTCCGGTTGGACGGCGCAAGAAGTTGCCGCTGAGGGAGAATTGAAGCTTCTCTTGGCGAGAGGAGGGCGGGTTATCTCGATCCCCGGCCAGTCTCTAATCGAGAACCGCATCGTCTGCCTGAGCCTGTTCTATGACAGTGATGTGCCTTGGGGCATCATGATGGACGACGATGCCATTCTCTATCATAGCCCCCGCCATAACAGCGGAGGCGCATTCTTCAGCGAAATGGCCGCGAATGGTGCCGCCGCCTATGGCGACGTTGATGTGTTTTACCCCATAAACCCTGCGAAGCTGCCGGGACAGAACCAGATTTGGGCTGAAGCGCCTGCGTTCTATCAGACGCGTCATGTCTTCGAAGCCAACTACGATCTAAAGGGAAGCCTGTTCGTGGTCAGGAATTTTCGGTTGGACGGGCGTAAGGCGGTGCTGCCGCCGCCCGATCACACCCTTCACGGCGAAGATACGCTTTTCGCGATCGAGGCAGTTGCCAATGGTTGTACAGTCTATCGCTGCGAGAACATGGTGCTGAAGGAGTTTTCTGGACCCAGCCATTTCAAGCACGCGCCGGAAGTCATGAAGGTGGGCAATGAAGCCATCGCGGCCCGATATGCCGCGCAAGGCCTACGCATGCATGGCGAAGGGAAGCGTTCCCACCTCCTGGATCGGACGAAGTTCGTGGAACTGCATCTGCGCGGGCGGCCACGACGGGTCGTGGTTACGAAGCCGGACCAGGCGTGATTAGTTCAAGTGGCAGCGTTTGCCGTGGGTAGGCTGGTCCGTGATGGAACGGCTGGAGATGTGGTTGCGGAGGTCTTCCAGTAATCCGCAGATCCTTGGCTGGCCGTCCAGAAGCGTCATGAGCCGCCATTCAAGAGCTACCAAAGTTCCCAAACCCGGCTCTCGGCCAGCCGCAATGAGATGCGAATAGTATCTGGCACTTCTCCCCAGCCAGAAACGCGAAAACTCCACTTGCGAGTTGGCATAGCCGAGCTTGTTGAGGGTCTCGTAGATTGTGCGAATGTCCAT